TGGGCAATTTCCATGAGCCATGCCCATCGTTTTCTGACCGTAAATGGTGGGCTGAGCACGCTGCGTCTGTTATCGAGTCTAGCGACGATCTATACGTGCCCGCTATTCTCGATGCCTGCGTGGCAGATTATGAAGCTGTATGTGTGCGAGGTATTATGCGTAGAGAGGATGATTTTCGCAGACTGGTGAGGCCTTTGTCTAACAGGGCAGCCATTAATGGCATACCTGGAGTGTATGGCATAGATTCGATGGAGATGAAGACATCCGCTGGTTACCCTGTTGGTAAAAGGAAATTAATGGCTCCCGTGCCTCTGTTCAGTAGAGTCGGAGATGAATTCGTCATGACTCCTACTCTGTCCGACGAAGTTAGTCGAGCGGAGGAGGAGCTGGCTAACGGTAGAAGAGCTGGTTTCGTGTTCCAATGGGCGAAGAAGGACGAGGTCAGTAAGAGAGGAAAGGAGAAAGTGCGTATCATAAATTGTGCGCCCGTGGCTTTGGTGATTTTGATGCGTAAGTTTTTCCTGGGGTTTGCAGCGTTCATCCAACAGAATCCGTTCCTTTTTGAAATGGCCGTGGGAGTGAACACGGACAGCCGAGATTGGACTTCCCTGTATAACTACTTTTCTCGTTTTGGTGAGTACAAGAAGTTTATAGCGGGTGATTACGGGAAATACGATGCGCGCACTAGAGCTCGTTTGACTATGGCAGCGTTTGGCGTTTTTATAAGGTGCTGCGTTTTGTCTGGGAACTTTTCTGACCGGGATATTCGGATTATGTACTCTCTGGCGGCCGAGATCTCCCAGCCCTTGTACTTTGCCAATGGGGCTATCTTTCAAGCGTTGGGCTCTGGTCCCTCTGGGCACTGTTTGACTGTGTTTATCAACGGCATGGTTAATAGTTTTAACATGCGGTATGCATACTACGCCGAATGCGTTGAGAGAGGGTTGGAAATTCCTTGTGATTTGATACCGAGAGTGTTCAAGATTGACGGTGAAGGCGAGATCCGAGTTTACGCTTGGGAGTGTAGCTGTGATTGTCATGCGGAACGTTTCTCGGATTTGTTCTCGCCCGTGGACTACGGTGATGATCACGCCATAGGCGTTCCGGATGGGCACTGGTTCAATCAACGCGTTATGCAGAAGTGGATGACGGCAGTTGGCCAGGTCTACACAGACGCGCAGAAGAATGAGACTTCAGAGGAGTTCACCGATTTATCGCAGTTGACTTTCCTTAAGCGATCTTTTGTTCCCGATATGGAACTAGGGTTGATGCGCGCACCACTGCCGATAGCGTCGATTCATAAGCGATTGCATTGGGGTCTTAGAACGTCTATGAGCCAGGTTGAACTAGCAAGAGTTAACTTGCTGTCTGCTATGCATGATTACAATCAGCATGACAGAGGCTTGGCGGCTGCCTTTAGAAGGAGCGCTTTGACAGTTATCTTGAAGATGGGTTGGACGTTGCCACTTGAGAGTTACGACGAGTGTGCAGATAATCTTCGCGAGACGGAATCTCATTACGAGGATGATTTCTGCGGCAGACTCTAAGTGGCGTATGGTCGTAGCTCTGCGACGTTAAAGAATAGAGCATAAGCCGTAGCTCGCGGCGCTAAAGAATGTAGCCATTAATGGTTGGTGAGCCTAGTCCTCATATCACCAAAACCCACCCGGTGGATTCCGGGACTCCGTACGCCCATGTAGTTTAAGTTGAAGAGGCGGCAGTGTTTTTGATCTCCGCGAGACATTGGGTGTAGCATCCTGAACCCATACTCGTGACTGCCTGACACTGACTTTGGTGTCCCCCTCGTGGGATACCCCTATTTAGGGGAGAGTGCCAACTCACAAATCAGCATGTCCGCGCACCTACTGAGTTGGGGGTGCGCGTGATTTACAACTCAGCAAC